ATTTTACCTGTATACGTATCATGGAATCAGGGGTTGTTATTACAAAAGTTCTCCTCCCACGTATTAGACAGCTTGAGGAGGAAGTAGCTGAATTAAGAAAACAAACATGGCCATATGTTCAGGCACAAAAGGAAGATATGGGTATGCGCGATATGGAAGAACTCATGGAGTTTTTAAAACATCTAGATGATGAAACTATGTTGAAACTCTTGAGAATGAAGAGGAAATTCTCAAGAAATCCACCAGTCCTTCCAGGGAGGGAGGTTGATATTGTCATGAACCTACGAAGTAATTTTTCTTAGTGTATACTAAATGAATTACGCTATTGACTTTGATGGTGAAGGACCAGTTATGGGCACTACTACACTTACAGGTAACATATCTTCTTTGTGTTGTGCATTGCTTATAATTTTCATGTCAATGAAAAGTCCTGTAAAAACACCACCTTTAATCTTGATGGCATGCTGCTGCTGCTTATCTTCCAGTTCATCTACATTAAAACTCATAGATGACACAATGAACCGTTTCAGTGGAAAAAATAACACAGGTCCATCACCCGCTTAATTTTAGAAAAAATCATCTGTTCTGTACATAGTAACATTGAATGAACCAGTTTTACCAGTCACTGAGACTGCTTCATTTCCATATAGTTCCTGGCATCCAATATCCTCCATACAATCACGCGAGTCGTGGCTCACTGGGAGAGGGTATAGGTTTTCGCCACCAGTTGTGGTGTAGTAATTATAGCGGTCACGGCGTCCTCTGACTTCTTTACCGTAGAGGGGTAGGGTCTCATCACCGTCACCTATGAGGACGCCCATCTGCTGCATATGACCAGGTTTGTATTGCTTGATAGGTGCTTGTCTAAACTCCCGACTATGGGGCCTCTCTTGACGTTCCATAAATCTTGGTTGAACCGGCATCACAGGAACGGGGACGTCTACTGGAACTTCAACTAATTTAGGATTTTGGTACATGTACCCAACTATAAGTATGAGAACAATGAGGGCAACCCATAGGATTTGAGTTTTTGTTTTGTTCTTAATCTTCATTACTATAGTTAAGGAAAATCTTTTATATAAAGATATGAGGGTACTCGCCATAGATATTGGGTACCACAATATGGGTCTCGTGGTCGCCGAGTGTGGGAATGGACCAAAGATTGATGTGAAATATGTAAAGAAGGTAAGTTTAGAAGACTATAAATACATTCAAACAAATGGTATAGTTGACCTCGTACCCCTTATGGTGGATGATCATAGAGATATATTTGATAGTGCAGATACAATCTTAATAGAGAGACAACCACCGGGTGGTTTTACAAATGTTGAGGTACTTTTAAATTACATGTTCAGAGATAAAGTTGTACTTGTTTCACCTGTGAGTATGCATGTTCATTTTGGTATGAGACACCTAAACTATGACGAGAGAAAGGATAGGACTGTAGAAATAGCCAGTAAACACATGAAAGAAGAAATTCCTTATGAGAGGAAGCATGATATAGCGGATGCATTGTGTATGATTTTGTATCATAACTTTAAGGTATCAGTTCACTCATTTGATCAGTTTAAATATTCACCTAAAGTATAATGCCAACCACAAAACAGATTCAGAGTGCGCGTAAAAAATTAAAACCCACTCCCAAACCTAGAGGTAACAGTCCAAAGATACCATCAGCTGCTTTACTCAGAATTATCAAAGCAGATCCTACCGTGCGTCGTAATAAGGAGTTTATGAAACGTGTTCATGAACTCACGCGGAAGAAGTAGACTTCTTCTTTTTCTTCTTTTTATCCCGGATAATCTCTAGAGAGTTTACAATCTTCTCTAAAACTTGAGACATATTGTATGTACCTGGGTTATTCATATACTCCCTGAGCTGATCAATATTATAGTCTATAGAGTTCTTCTCACCCTTAATCTGCTCATTGAGAATTACCATACGTCCTTTAGTCTCCTCAATTATTTCTTCAAACTCATCTTTCTGGGTGGTAAAATCTTCATCAAGTTTATTGGTCGTTTGAATAAGATATTGATACTGTTTTTTTAGTATTTCCCTCTTAACATCAGACTTCGCCATCATGATACGCCTATCAATGTCATTCATCTCCCTCTCAATGAGATCAGCAGATTTCATGTAATTTGTTTCCAATGTATTTTTTTGAATACAAAGGCGACCGAGATTTTGTTCGTGCTGTTTGTATTCGTAAAGAGATTTACTCATGTTATATCTACTACTAGTTCAAAATCTTTATATCATTTAGGAACCAGTTTTTTGAAGTCGTCAATAAACACATCAAAACGTCCGAGACGATATTGTACAACAGCCCATAACGCGAAAAATACTGTTTTTGTGAGATTATTTACATCGTTGTCTTCCATCTTATATATGGGGCTCACAACCCTATGCATAAAAGTCTCTTCCTTCTCCTGACCAGTCACATACATCTCAGCCTGAGTTAACGCACATGTATCGTCATTTACAGACCAATGATAAAATAAGAATGGGATGAGTATCGAATAAAACTCTAGGTTGCGCCTGTCATTTGTGAAAGGAATCACGAGAATGGCTATGAGAAAAACAAGATGAATCCAAAATATTATATTCATCTAGTATAAGATGAGTGTAGAAAATTTTAGCGGTATGTCTACATCAGCTCTGAAAGAAAAAGAACTCGAGCTAAGGGAAAACAGTTGGAATGATCAGCATGAAAATATATTACGTCAGTGGGGTGAGGCGTCTGGGTGTTATAGGTTCATGAATCACAGGGCGTACCTCATGTACAAGTCATTATCAATGCGGTTTACTTTGCCTGTTATTGTTCTCTCAACTCTTACTGGTACAGCGAACTTTGCGCAAGATCAATTTCCAGAATCAATAAGGGGGGCGGTTCCATCTATCATTGGTGGTCTTAACTTGATTGCTGGTCTCGTAGCGACGATTTCAAATTTCTTAAAGATTAATGAGTTGATGGAGAATCACAAGGCGGCCGCGTTATCATATGGTCTTCTATCTAGAAATATCCGTCTCATGTTGGCTTTGGCCCGACGAGAACGTTATTCAGATGGTTTAGATTTTGTAAACACATGTAAAGCTGAATATGATCGTCTAATAGAACAGTCACCTTCCATTCCAACAAGTATCCTGAATGATTTTGAAAAGCAATACCCCCTGAATAACACATTTACAAAACCAGAAATCCTAGATGTTCGTGCAATTCCGAAGTATAAACGTGCGAGTGTACCAGAGTCTATTACAAAGGGTGGTCCCTTCAGTAAAATTGGAGAGCTGGTACGATCAAAGAATGAATATCAAGAAAAAAGTAAATTACTCGAGGAATTGGGTTCGGAGGAGGAGGAGGAGGAAGAGGAAGAGGAAGACGCTAAATCTGAGGAGTCTGAAGAAGAGACAGACGTTGAGCAAGGTATACCAAAAGAATAAGTACCGCAATATTAGTTAAAGCGGCACACACTGCATATGGTAAAATTTTCCTTTTTAAAGGTTTTACGATACGTTCTTGTAGTGCGTCATTATCCAGCACTAAATCTATGGCTTGATTAGTAATATCATCAATGGACTCTTTCATTAAAATAATTGAACAAAAAAAAGAAGAGCCGGTTACCACACTTCACACAAAACAAATTGAATTGTTGAAGAAATATCTCACTGAACGAAAGAATGTATTTATATGTGGTGCATCGGGAGTTGGTAAATCATATTTACTAAACCGTGTACTGAATGAAAGAAATAGTATAGAGATAGAAAAAGACCATCTAAAGTCTAAATCACCTTTCCTATCGTTCATACAAACTGCGGCAAAACATGCATTTATTGAAGACTATGATTCAGATTTCAAATCTATCATAGAAAAGGTTTCTGATGGGGGGAGAATGACACGAGGATCCCTCGTGGTGACCTCAATAAATATGTGTATGTTTCCCAATTTTGAAACAATTTTCATACCTAGACACAAACCCGATAAATTGTTAACCCTCACAGAAGATAGATCTTCACTTGCAGAGAATGCAGCATTTAGGTGTAATGGTAATATTAGGGACTTTTTCACATATTTAGAGGGATTTGATGAGAAGGACGTTTTCAAAACACCGAAGGATTATATCAAGGATATTCTAAGTGACCCAAGTCCTATAGGTATCCCAGATTCAATACATGAACATGGACATATTTGGGATATATTTCAAGAGAATTACTTAGATTCTAAGGGTGTAGATGTGACAGCTACAGCCAATGCATTTTCTGATGCTGATATGTACGATACAGAAATGTATACAACTGGTAACTGGCATCTGATGCCATATTTCATATTACATGCCCTCGTGTTACCCAAATTAAATCAAGGAGAATCGTTGAATAGAGATACTATTAGACCTGGAAGTTGTTGGACAAAGTATGGAAACTTTAAGATGAGAAATCAAAAATATAAAGAAATTCAAAAACGACACGGTCACAATCTACATATAGAGGATCTTTGTCTCATAAAGAAGTATGCGGAGAATGGAGACTTACAACCTATGATGGATTATGGTTTAACCCCACAAGATTTTGACGTAATGAATCATTTAGCGGTAGGAAGTAAGTTAAAACAGAGAGATGTAACAAGAGTAAAGAAAGCATTGAAATATGCCTATGAACAAAGAAAAGCATGAAGAAGAGGAAGAAGTTTCCGAATGCACTAAAACTATCGGTAACGAACTCCATTTTTATGGTGATATTACCCCTGAGAATACCCTAGAGTTTGTTGAGGCTTTCAAGAAATTG